TGCAATTCATTGACTGAGTTGGACACGATGCTCTCCAATTCAGGGATGTGGGGTGCAGGTGGGTCAGCCAATCTACTGTAAATAGTAATTGGTTCTGGCTGGAGTTCATAATGGATAGTCACCTCCACTTTCAAAACTGTAGTGCTCGCCGCTCCACCAGTGACGCACACGACAAATGAATTCCAACCAGCATGACCGTCAGTGCTGGATGTGTCCTCAAACAAGGCCTTCTCAGTACCACAATCACGAAAGACGTAAGATCTATCGAACTGATAAAGAGAACCAACATCAACCTCCTCATAAAGAAAAGAGTCGATATTAAAACCAGTTGGCGCCGCGACAGAGGTATCTGACTTGATAGTGCAGACCTTCACAGTACCAGAAGCATTAGTTGGCGCAGCAGTCGAGTAAACTCGAATGCCAGCTGACACAATGCGGTACTTCGCAGCTGTGGCCACCAAACTGGTCGCCTCGGGTAGATTGGTGGCAGCCGCCCATGTCACCACACCAGCAGTGATACTACTGTAGCCTGCAGTGACATCATTAATACCAGGAGTAAAGAACCTCGCAGCATTACCGTTGGCGTCTGTCCCAAGACCAGCGTCGAACTTGGACGAGTACGTGAAGACACGACTCGACGTTTTGTCCATCATCTTACAACCACATGCCATAGTGCAAAACGGATCTACCGCCCCACACAAACGTGCAGCAAGCTGATCGCACACCTTCTTCCGATCATTCGGCAGTTTATTCTTCTTGACTACTGGTTTCGCCAATCCCTTTGGTACACCATAGCCCGAAGCTAAACCCCCTCTCCCACTTTGTTTTCCCATAATAAAACCCTAAAATTGTAATAACACTCGCAACAATCCCTAATATACTATACCACGCTAACATAAACAAAATTTAATCTCTACAAACTGACACTTATAATAATTCTATCCCAATACACACATCACTGGGAACCGCCCCACAACACGGTGCGGGCAAGTTGTCTATGAATAACTCAATATCCCTTTGATTGTCGGGTGCGATGTCATACGCGCGAAAGAAAGACTCCCGTACTTCGTCACTTGGTTCAGCATCCTTCGGATCCATACCAAGCGCCAAATAATCCATCCCGGATCGACATTCACGTGAAACTCGTTCTCCATTGATAAGATGTCGATAAAAAGAATTGAATATAGGCATGTCACCCGCAAGTGACAAACCGCACCATCCAACACTATTACGCTGTTGCATTAATGACTCGTAGTCATTACAACCATTCAACGCAATACTGTCCTTACTAAGACAAACACGCGGGTCCCTCACCATTCTGTAAGCTCCGCTATTTGTTAGTACTGGATGTGCCTGGCAAAATTCAATTTTCTCGAACACCCCGGATTCTCCTTCCAGTTTCATCGTAAAGCCGAGTAGTTCAAACCACTCTTTATAATTGTCCAGGACAGCTTTACGGTCTGCCTTCTCCACGATTAGTACACCATCGTCACCGTCATTTGCATATTCATATTTACTCACCCCAATTGCTTTCATGAAGCTCCATGTCATAGCACACATTGTCATACAATTGGCCATCGCAGTGTCCATGTCGCCTGATTTACGACACCCACGTGACCTGTAGCAAATTGTACCTTCTTGACACAGAAAGTAGCACTTGTCACTGCGGCGCAAGTGGTTAAGATACTTCAGTCTATTACGATCGCCACAAATTGCCTCCTCAATGTGATTTTCCCAATCCAACATCTCGCGAGAGACGTGCTGGTCAAACCTAGAGGCATCTAACATAATAGCCCAAGGGTTATCAAATCTCTTCCACTTACGCCACAGGACCACTCCACGAGCATCCGCGTTGAGACCTTTGAAGACGGTTGTGTCCCCAAAGATTGCAGAGACACCATGAAAAATTGGTTTTTCCATGGGTTTAAGTAACACTCCAATTTCAACATTAAAACGAGCACTGCGCGGCTGAATTATACGAGGTACACTACGCTCCTTGGCGCTTCTGTTAACTTTCTCGTCTTTAATAAAACATTGACAGTTGACATCGGCAGGAACGAGTGGTCTCAATTCAAGTTCACGCACAACGTTCTCATACATGCGTCGTTTCCGACCGACATATGTGTCGACAAATTCCTCTGTGGACATCGGTTGAATAACTCCTACATGAGTCAATAACTTTTCTTTGAACTCATTGAGAGTCCGGTTCAAGTATCGACGAGAACGAGGGGTGGGCGGTGCTTCCAATCCATTAGCCCCCTTGACTAGAAACACACGCTCACCAATTGCAGTAAGCCCGTTCTTGAATGTGTTACCATGAACCCCCCAATGCTCACCGCGATGAACAGCTGACATAACAGTTAATGTCCGCTGACGCGGCCTGACATACCCAGTAGACCTACGGAACACCACAGAGACAGAACATGGTAGACGGTTTAATTCGTTTTGTCTACCACCGGCTCCACCTCATACTCCCGCACGTATACTGGGCACCATCAGTTTAGCACCCGACCACCAAGATTCTCAGCGCGGTG